CCGTTAATGATAGCGTCGCTGTGTTCGGGTAAACTGTTAAGCTGTTATCGGTTGCGACGGTAGGTGCAAAAGCTGTCAGTGTCGCAGTAGCCAGCGGCACACTAACGGTTTTGTGGTCTGTAACCAGTACGGTAGGCGCAAGACTTGTCAACGTCAGTGTCGCAACCGGCACGTTGACCGCTTGCCCATTGCTGACTGTTACGTTGGGAATGTAGCCTGTTAAAGTAAGTGTGCTTGCAGGGACAGATACCGTCTTGTGATCTGTTGCGGTAACAGTCGGTGCATAACCAGTTAAAGTAGCTGTGGCTACTGGTACTGATACCGTCTTATGGTTTGATGCCGTTACAATCGGTACGTAAGCGGTGCTTGTAAGCGTTGCAAGTGGTACGCTAACTGCTTGATTGTTTGTCGCTGAGACTGTTGGTGCGTAACTTGTAGCTGTAATTGTGGCAAGCGGAACATTGACCGTTATGCCAGATGCTGCTGTTGAAAAGAGAAAAATATCTCTGCTTGCTGGAGTGACTATACTCCACGGATTCAAAGCTAAAGCATAATGTTCTTCTGCGCTTAAAGCGCGTGGGATTTCACCAGCAAGGATAATGTCACAGTTACAAAAAGACGCTCCAGTTGAGCCGTTTGCAGTGCTACTACCAACAAATATTCTGCTTGTTGAGCCTGGTAGTATGGTTGACGCCATCGTGGTTGAGCCATCCAGGACGCCATCTACATAAATCGATAAGTTTGTTCCTTTGATTGAATATGCTAAGAAATACCAGACATCATTGACTAACGAGGCACTGTACTTTAGCGGAAAAGTTGTATTTCGCCGAAACGCCCACGATTGTTGATAGGCTGCGTTAGTATGGTTCCATATAAAAGTGTAATAATTTAGGCCAGCCGTCGTTGCGCGCGCTAAAGGAGATGCTATATATCCGGCGGTTATCGCGTCTTTAAACTTAACCCACAAAAACCCCGTCGAGTTTGACTTCTCCGGCCCGCCCGTGATGATAACGTTTTTAGATGATTCAAACCGCTTAGATAAACCAAACTCAGTCGGAACATCTGCAATAGACCTAGACTCCGGTAAATAAGGCGTCCAAACCGTAGAGCCGTTTTTACTAATCCCTGTAGGCTTGACTAAGCTAAGATTTTTACTGTTGTTATGTACGTAAATGATTGACATTTATGTACTATTGCCCTTGGTAATAAACCGGAACTATATCAAACCTAAAATTTCCGGCTGTAGCATTTACCGCTGCACCGCTCGCATTGTAAGCAACGATTGACATATAGCGTGCATCACATTCAAACGTGCCATTTGCTACGCACAGTTCTGATGCTGCTGCATTTTCGGAAACTACATAGCCTATGAATTGCAGGTTACGGCGCATATCGACATCGCCTAATGCAGCATCACTTGAACCTACATCGCCTGATATTTGCGTGCTATCCGCGTCGGGAGCTGTAGCTATGTACAGTTCTAAACCGAGACCTTGAGTCGGTGTGGCTTGGAATTGAACTTCACATGACCAAGAATAAGTATAAGGCCGTGGCGCCGCTCCCCAGTCTTTTTGCGCTGATACCCTTCCGGCTGCATTGGCTAAACCCGCCACCGTAAAAGTAACATCTGGACTTGAGCTGCCGAATAGAACACTCGTGCCTTTTACTAAATAAACTTCGTTAGCCATGATTTATGCCTTATGGTAGATTTAAAGCTGCGCCTACATCTTGCATAGTTACAGGCCCTTCAAGCGTTAGCTTTCCGCCTGTCACTGTGCCGGTAGTGCTTGCCGTAACGCCAAACATGAATTCAAACTTGGTAATATTGCGAGTAGCTGTTTGCAGGATCGCCTCTGAAGAGCTTGCCGCTGTAGCGGCTCCCCAAATATCAGTCACCCATTTACGTACTTTTGAGCGAGTAAAGTCTCTAGGATAAGCTAAAAACAAAGCCCATGAATCTCGCTTACCGGCGGTAAGGCCATCAAAAACCGTATAGTCTGGCGCGTCGTCGGACTCGCTTGATGGTTGGCTAGTAATCCACGCTTTAGTAGTCGGGTTGTACTTGCTGTTAAGCTCAATAGTTAGTGTAGTATCATCTCTGATAGCTGCTAAAGATGTGATAGCGTTATCAGGGCTTGCAAGGATAGCGGCTTTGAGCGTTGCTAATTGTGTGTCTGTTAAGCTTGGCATAGTGTCACCTTACGATAAAGCAATAATGCCAGAAGCATTAAACGCTAATGTAAACGTGTTTCCTGTCGTTGCTGTAACATCCGCTGGCGTAGTGTCAAGCAAGATATAAGCAACCAACGGGTCAACTACGCCATTCAGCGTACCTGATGCTCTGATAACAGCATAGCGAGCAACAATACTGCCACCTGAAGCTGTCCAAACTACGTCTGCTGCATCGAAAGTCACAGTTGCACCGGAGCGTGTCCAGGTAACTGAGGCTAAAGTAGCGCCGCCGTTGGTGTAGCCGTTGGCCGTTGAAAGTTCGTTAGTCACACTGGCAAAAGCACTATGAGTGCTTGCGCTTGGCGTGTACGTTGATGTATGTAAGCTGACTTTAAACGTGTTAGAGTCTAAGTCAAAAGTACCATCCGCCATATATTCGCGGAATGATTCATAAAGAGTGATTGATGCGGCCATTATAGTTTTCCGTCAAAATTAAAAAACGGGAGAAAATCAAATAAATTCTCCCGTGTTTTTTATTAGCCTAACAGCAGCGCTGTATGTTCTGGCTTGACGTTTTTCACGCCCCAAGATGCGGATATTTCGATGTGCATACGACGATATTCTGCGTACATTGCCATCTCGAAAGTCAAGCCGCTTCTAGGGTCAGTAATAGTAGTGCGATCTACCGCGCTATCACCGCCAGATGGTAAGGCCGGTAAACGTTGAGCCAGAATAATAGCTGAAGAGGCAAAAGCTACGTTACGTGCGGCTGTTGCTGTAACAGTAATCGCACGAGTAGCAGCGCCTTGAGCTTTACGCAAGCCAGGTGCAGCTAAAGTGATGCTATCGCCTGATGCTGGATTAGCACCCGCAAAAGAAACAGAAGCAACAACGTATTTGTTAGTGTCGTTAGCAAAAGTAACTACGTCACCTGCTGCTACTACACCAGTTCCAGCTGTTGCCAATGGAATAACTGTTTGCCCTACGGTAAATGCTGCACTTGTAGAAGTAGCAGAAGCCATTGTACCAGCAGTTTGGGTTACAACTTGAGCTGATTCTCTGATAGCCATGCCGTTAATGTCAAGCAATACACCTTGACGCAAAATAGAGTCAGTACCATTGTTGATATAAGTCGATTGCTTGCCACGTTGGTTAGCTCCAGCAGCGGTGTCAATAACCAGTTGAAGATTAGAAGCGTCAGCGCCATTGTCAACTAGAATCTTGCGTACTTGAGCTGCGTCGGTGTAATCGCCAGCAGTTCCAAATGGGCTTGTAGCTGCTGTACCATAAGCGCGTGAAGTTGTAGCTTGTAATGCTGCCAAGTCTGCTTCAATTTCATTAGTCAGTGTACGTAAAGCTTGTTGTACTTGATTTCCGAATATTGATTGTTGACCCGCGCCACCGTTGTTTAAGCCTAAGCTTTCTTCACCCAACCAGCGGATAGGCACTGCACGAGACTTAGTAATTGCCAGTCCTACGCTACCAATCGTTTGATCGCCGGTATCGGGAGGAAGTTGACCTGGAGTTATGTCTGCTGCGGTTGATGCTGGTGCAATATGAGAATAGACGGTTTGTCCAACGCCTGCTCGTTCAACTGTTGCATCTCTGGTAACACCAGGAATAAATCCAACTAGTTCACGCGATACAACATCAAGTGAAGCATAAGCTGAAGGGATTAAGTTTGTTAGTGTATTAGCCATTTTAGTTTACCTGTAAATTTAATAAAATTGTTATTTGTTTCCTATAAGGCTTTGCCAAAATAGTTATTAATCCCCTTGGGAGTGTTTTGTTCGTGTTTAATCTGTAATGCTTCCACCGGCTTTAGAAAACTCGATTTTCTCAAATGGGCTTTTGCTTTCAAACTGGTCGCGTGTCATTGTTTTTGCATTATTTCCTTGGCCACCTCCGCCATGACCACCGCCACCTTGATTGAGTGGAGCTGCTACAAAGTGCTTTCCTTCATCACTTGACGCCCATTCTGTAACAAAATCAGTGATTGACTTATCGCCTATAACCGCTTGCCTATTGTCGCCATCAATTTTTATAGCTGCTTGAGTAGCAAATAAGGCTTTAACAGCTTTTGATAGTTCAGGTTTTACGCCAGCTTTAACTAAAGCATCATTCAATCCTGTTTCAATAATCAGTTTTGACACATAGCCAGCCTCGCTATCATGTGCCTTTTTTAGTTTTTCAAACTCGCTTGACGATGTTTTTATTAGCTTGTTAGCCTCACTCAGTTTTTCACTGAGTGCTTCGTTTTCATCTTTTAACCTGCTGTAGTCGTCAGGATCAATAGAAGAATCTTTACGCGCTTTTTTTAATTCCGCGATCAACTCTGTGTTTTTATTTTTTAGCCCTGCTACAGCTTCATTAACCGCTTCTTTTATTGCGTCTTGCACCTCAGGTGCATTTACATCGATAGTCATATAATCCCCTGGATTTATTTATTTGTGTTTTATACTATAGTTGCTTTAACTTGTCAAGCGTTAATGGCCTTCCGTTCTGATTAACTAAATCTGATAGCGTGATCTTACCAGTTCGCCATAACTCAGCCTTCCCTTTGCCGAGCATTTCATCTTGTACGCTTTTCGGCTTCATCTTGAGATATTCGTCGAATGTTGTATTAGCTTTTATAAATCCTATATCGCTAAAACGCAGGCCTGGAGGCAAGTCTTTTGTTGAATCGATGATTGGAACCCATGTGCTACGGCAATTAAAGTGTCTTGGTATGCTTCCTTTTGGCAATGTAGTCCCATTGATTGGTCTATCTTCGCTGTCATACGATGCACCGCTATAAGCAATACACACATTTGATGTATGTGTATCAAATGTACTTAGTTGCATCTCTCCGTCTGCATTTTCTTTGAAAAACTGCGATCTTGACTCATTTGCTACAGTCTGTACGCTTGTATGCACTAAAGCCGATGCGTTAGCTTCTGATACGCTAACAATATTCTTTATGCGTTTCACGATCTCCTGTGTTGTTTCGCCCTGTGCAATGCCTTGTCTCACTTGCGCGCTAAACTTAAATGTAGTGTCAGCTGACTGTTTTGACCACCACTCTTTTTGTGGAGCACCTTGTATCAGCATGTCTGATACAATCGACTTCATATGCTCAGTCGTTGGCATTACTACAGCTAAACCAACGCCATCAAAGATTGCCGCTGTTTTATCTACAACATGAGTTGATAGCTCTGTTAGCGTGTCGTTCAATCCTAAACTAAGACTATCGTAATAATCATCTATAATAGAAGCAGATTCTTTTAGATATGCTTTAGCTTGATTTCTTTTATTTATGTCAGTAGAAGCAAGACTGCCTATTAATTCTTTTTGCATGTTACGCAAAATGACAATTGCTTTTTTGCGCTCTCCAGCAGTTAATCTAAACAACTGTAGCGAGTGCGATAAAACCTTATCGGCAATGTACGCTTCAATTTTAGATAGCATTATTTTTTATATAAGTTTGATATGTTTCCACGAATTATGTTTTGATTTATTTGATTTAGCGTGTTTTCAATAGCATTGTCCCTAACTGCTTGCCTATCATCCGCCTGCTCTCTTTGCCATAGTTGTTCTAGCTCATCTCCGTTCATTGGTCTGCTATAGCTGGTCTCTACTGGAACAGCAGAACATGCTGTCAATGCCAATGCTGCTAATATAGTGAATTTTTTCATTGTCTTTTCCTATTTATTATTTATGTTGAAAACAATAATATAGCATAATTTATTACATTGGTGCAATTAATTGAGGATTGCTATCAATCTTAGCTTGCTCATCTTCAAATGTCTCAGCGTCGCTATACACTTCACCGCGCTTTAAATTGTTAAATAGAGTTTCTTGACTTATTGCTCCTGATTGCCAAGCGCCTACAAGGGCGGTTAAATCCTGTGCAGATAATGGCATACCTAAAAAGTCAGAGTTAAGTTCTATGGATGCTTCGCCATCTCCTCCCAGCCATGAATCCATTATGCCTAATGCTTTTGACAATCCTTCTGATATTGTTTTGCTTATTCCAGATAGCACGCTGTTTTCACCAGATCGATGTATCGCTGCTGTGTCCGCTGACTCAACGCCTTTCTTGTCACTCGATAAC